CACGAAACCAATTTCTAATTGGCCTTTATTACGGCACTCAGACTATAGGTCTTCTAGTGGAATCAATCAGGCAACTCATTGTGAAAGCTAGATTAATGAGAGGATCTGCTCCCCAATACTTTGTATTGTAAAGAGGGGTAGTCCCGTCCAAATCCATCGGTTTTCTGCATGCTCTTAGAGCATTATGCGGTCAACCTATTCAGAACTCTGTTGTATTACTTAGTTCAGAAATAGAGATAAATCTCTTATTCATTCGCTAGGTACCCTTACCAGGTATCAAAGGTTTAAAACCTAAGAATGGTGTTGGGGAGGCATGAAAGCCTCTAAACTTTGGTTATCCAATGGACCCATCATTCTTTGAGGTGATCTGCAAGTAGCAGTTCATCTCTTAAATAGAATGGATCAGTTAAGTTCGCCTACTATGGCTATGTAATTCATTATTTCTTTTTAGGGTCAATCCGCCTATGTTGTTTTAAACATCGGAAGATCACCATAATTATAATAATGGCACATAACTTTTCACCTGTTAAATCAGATGCTTACATGGCTTCTATGATCGACTGGAACTTACATGCAGGTTTCCTGTATGTTTGTCGTCATCCGGAGGTATTGAATTCACTTCTTTACCTTACCGAAGATCAGTACTATCAGAAACAGGCTTGGTGTCTCGCAAGAGACCTTAGCTTGATCTGTTTAGCTACTCCTTCCGATACTAGCGCTTCTGTAAGACGAGCATTTCCAATGAGTTTGGAGGATATTGATAATCATTTCAATTCCTTCAAATCTCCCCTTGGAGCTGTAAATTTTAGTCGTGTACGATTATTTGACCTTATTTCCGGATGGAAATTAAGCGGTTCTATGATCGACTTCAAGGGAAACCTTGATGTTTTCTTTACCCGGTATGCTACTTCTGTGGCACACTGGACGAAAACGCGATTTAGTGGTTCGCTACTAAATTCGTATAGGAAATTAGGTATCAGAATGTATATCATTCAACAATATCGAGGTATTAACCAAGTTATTATCAGATTAAAGGTTTCCACAATTGTAATTCTTCATTACTTATCGGGAAATCCTATATCACATACAAATGATTTAGGACAACGGATAACTTTAGTGAATGGGTTACCAAAATGGATACCGTGTCAGTTAAGACAGGTTATTCGATCCAAAAGTATTCCTCAGATCCGGATTCTATTATCCGTCCTTTCATCCTATAAAGGGATTAAGGGTGTATATAAAGATCCTGATCTTTCCTCAATTACGGCACCTAAGTTCTTTAAACCTGTTAAGGGTTCAGAGTCCTTAGCGCCTTTGAGTGTGGCATACTCTAAGTATCTTCCATTTGATATGCTTTCAGATGATTCTGAAGTTATCAAAACTCGAGCTAAATTCTGGCGGTTTATTAATCCGCGCAAAATCAAACTAGATCTAACTATTGATCCGGAAAATCTTCCAATTAATTTGAAAGCGGGTCCAAACTGTTCTGTGTCCTTTTTAGGGGCAGCAGTCGATGCGGTGGGTATTCTTGCAAAAAGGGATCATCCCTTATTGAAGTTTATCCATTACATCCTTTATCGGTCTCCGGATTCTAGCCCGTCATCTTTAGGGGACTCGTATAAACGAGTTCTCGAAATTATGACAAAACTAGCTACGGATACCTCTAAATCAGTTCGGAACCCTGCGAGAGCAGCGAAAGCGGTTTCTCCTTTTACGATTCTCGATATCCAGGCAGCAAATGCTGCTATGGTTAAAGAGTCAATCGTGAATAGAGCTCCGCCTCGTCGTCCTCTAATTCCCGAATCTTGGTCAGGTATAGCTGGTTTTGTTTTTGAACCTTCGAC